TGGCGTTCATAGCTCCACGCATCTTGCCGAAGATAGACCACGCACCTTGTCTAATACCTTCTAATGGTTTATATTTCGTACCAGTTATAGCTGTTGATAAATCTCTTGTTGCTTCAGCTGTTGCTCTGGTGTACATTGCGATTCCATCAAGACGATACATTGTACCCGTATAAAGGATTCCAAGGTTTTCGTTCATCGCAGTAAACGGTTGTTTGCTTTTGGATAAATGTCCTTTATAACCACCACGTGCCCTGAAGAAAGCCAATATTGGTTTAAATGGCAGTCCAAATACTGCGCGGAAAGATTTTTGAAGATACATCAATGTTCGGAATACTGGATGTTCAATCAACATTTTTTGCCATACTTGTTCCCAAGTACCAATTTGTGCACCAATAGCAGACTGAATTGCAAGTAAAGCTCTAAGTGTTCTTCTTTCTGATGGTTCTTCATATTGAGTTTGAACTTCTTCTAATGCTTTGAAAAATCCTTTAAATATTCCGGTTTTTTGCTCCGCATGAAGGTCACCAATATATGTATCCATTTTGGCAAGAGCACCAGTTTGCCATCTGATCGAGTGAGCCGTCATAGCTTTTTGAACGGATATTTGCTTATCCATTCGTTCCAAAAGTTTATCTATAGGCATTACTACTTCTGCAGCATGAACTTGTGCCAAACCTCCCTTACCAACAACACCACCTTTGGCCATTTTGGGTATTTTGTCTTTTGTCTTTTTGGTCATTACAAGACCTTTACCCACTTTCTTGGACTCTTTTACCCCTTTTTCTTTACCAGTAAAGAATGATTTTAATGTACCACCAACACCACTTAATGAATTACTAATATTGGTTTTCATTCTAGCAGTGGCAGCTTTAAATACATCTGTTTCTACAAATCTAGATGCATAATATCCAAAAATTGGTGATGTTTTAGCTAACGCCATCGCAACCATTTTTTGAGGATCATATTTAACATCATCCTGAGCTGCTTTTATGGTTTGGCTTAGAGCATCTTTTGAACCCTTTGCTAAATTCCATGCAATACCGGATAATCCTTTACTGACATCTGTAATTGTCATGCTGAGTTTTCTAAGGACCTGATTCATTGATGTTTGAATAGAAGCAATAGAACCGTCATTTGAGATACTTCTATCAATTTCACTCATTTTTTGGTCAATTTGTTTTTGCATATTTGAGATCGCATGATTCACATTACTTATCTCAGATATACGTTGGTCCTTATTATCTGCTGGAGCTGTAATGCTTCCAGGAGTTCTTGATGGATCGTCGGCCATTTAATATTCCTCTTAAGCTATTATTTTAAATAATTTGGTTACTACTGGATCGTGCGGAGACATCTCAGCGAAAACACATGCCACTTCAGATAACGAAATTAGTTCTTGCATTGGTGTTGTGTACTGATTTTTGCTTCCAAATGCATTATAATATGCATAATTTAGTGCTGAAAATAACATTTGGTATTTATTTATATTTTTTAGAAGAGATGACATATGCACAATCATCAATTTTAAAGCAACAATCATATCTGTCAATCTTTGTGTAAAATCTTGTTCTGTTAAAGTTGTTTCATTACCAAATAACCCTAAAACTAATCTATAATAATTCCCTAGTTCTTTATTTGCATAATCCGGCCCCTGTTTTTCAAGGTTTGCGATATATTTCATCAATTCACTAATTTTCTTTTTATCGGGATAGTTTACTTTAAAGTAATAATCAATAAATTCTGTATAATATGAGTGTAAATATTTAAAAAATGTGCTAGAAAACTTTGAAAAATTTCTTCCTGCTATCAAATGCATACATTCGTGCATTGTTGTGGAAACAAGTTCATTATTTGCTGCAGTCCCAATAATTGAAACCGAGTTTTCGATTAAAACTATAACCTTTTTATCTTTAATATGATAAAATCCAAGAATATACTTTTCTGGTCCTGCTGTAAGTTTTGACTTGATAAAAGAAAACAAGTTTTTGGATTTATAACAGGGCATTACAAGTTGTTTTTTCACAAGGGTCTCAATTTGACCCGCTATTTTATTTCCCTTTGAAGATTTAACAAATGCTTCAATGAATTTTTCTTTTAAAGAGTCAGATGAGTAAAATTTTGTACCATCAATTACCGTTTCAAGAGAAAGCGATATTGGTGCAGCCATTAGTTCCTGAATTTTTTTCATTTATAATTACTCCGACAAATTATTTTTGCTAAATTTCCTGTTGAGCATTCATCTTTATGACCATATTTATAATGACATTCTTTGCAAACAGACCAACCATAATCAGGGTCAAGTGCAAAAAATGGTTCTGTTTTTTGTGGTCTTTCATGATGAACATGTTCTGCTGGGTTCCCGCAGTATTGACATTTATAATTATCTCGTTTAAGAACGAACTCTCTGAATTGTTGATTCTCTTGTTGTGTATATATGCTTTTATTCTCTTTATAGGGGTCCGATTGTAAATTAAATAAGGGACATTCTTTTTTACATTTATTTGAGCAATAAAAATAACATCCGCCTTGACCATCTTTTGATTCTATTTGTCTTATTCTTTCATATAATTGTGTTCTAGTAGGGGTAAACCATCTATCTTTTTTTGACTTTTTACAGTTGTGATTTTTACAATGAACTTGAATTTCTTTTTCTTCTAGGTTATCTGGATTATATCTCATTTTTTCAATTTTATAAAAAAGAGGATATCTATAATTTATTTGTTTAATTTTTAGTTTGTGTATTAAACTAAATTTCTTTTTTGTTAGTTCTGTATGTTTTTTGCCATAATGCGGATTCAACTCACCAGTATTAATGATTCTGAGATGCTCTTTAAAGTCGTTTGTCTTTTTCTTTCCTTTAAGAGATTTGGATATATTATTTCTTCTTTCTTCGGAAAAAGTTTTTCCTGTATTACTTATTTTTTGTTTTCTATTAATAAATAAGCATCCACTTATATTTTTACTACAACACCACTTACCATTTTTAAATTGATGTTTTGCCTCTCTTCCACATCCATAATTACATATTCTCATAAATAATTATCCCTTAAAAAATCTTAGTGTGTCAACGAATCCTGTCGTTTCATTGTAATTTTCTTTAACGTGTCTCATTATATCTTTATTTGTAAATGAAATATTTGGACTATCGTCATTCATGTTCATAATATCTCTCATTTCGCTAGATAGATCGCCAAATCTAGTTGAGTCAATCATCATAGGTGGATCATATTTTCTAACGTACATACAAACAGCAGCCGATAGAGCAATGTCGTCGTGACATCCAGTATCTGCTTCAACTTTGCCGGAAGTTTTTGATACCAATCCGGTTAATTCTAGAGCTAGACGTTGTGACTTAACAGATTCCGGATATTGAGTCATATATGAGTATAAAGCATCAATAATCAACGGTCTTGTTTTTGCATTAGTTGATAATCCAGGAACAGTTGTATTAATTCCACGTTTTTCTTTGTAAAGCATATATGAGTACTCACTTGCATTTAAATGCTCAACAACTTGGTTTCCATATGAGTTAGATTCTACAACAATCGTTCCTGGATATTCTGTTGCAGCAACTTTGACAACTTTGACAAAATCAAGTACTTTGCATTTGCCCTGAAATTCCCAAACTTGTTCTAATGTTTCATAATCCCATACTGTAATTGCTGATTTATCATTACCATGCTCTGGAGCTGTATCGACTCCCATAATATAGTGTTTTTTAGGTACTGCATTTTGAAATTTCCAAACTTCACCGTTAAATATTTTAATTTTATCAATTGGTTCAACACAAGCATTTTGCATTGCTTCAACTGTGTTGGCTTCAAAGAACGATCCTTCTGTTGGTAGGAATTTTAGTTCTAATTCCTGTGCAATTCGTTTTGAGTCATAATCAAATAATGCACACTGAGTATTATACCAACTAGGATCATTTGCTAACTCTGGAATCATCTTCCAGTGAATTACAAACGGTGTAAAGATATCATCATGTGAAATACAGTTCATATATCGTTCAAAGTACCATTGACCAATACCAACTGTTTTATTTGGAGTCGAAAGAACAATTGTTCCATACGGTATTCCAGCTTTTCTGGCTTGCATTTGGTTTGTTGATAAAGCAGGAACCATTGAAGTCCAAGCTGTACTAATATAATTAACAAATGCTGCTTCGTCGATAACCAAAAAAGTAATAGCTTTACCACGAAGAGTTTTATCAGGAGCATTTGGGTTTACAGGTGATGCATAAGCCTTTGAACCGTTTGTTAAAATAAATGAACGCTCAGTTCTCTTTGCAAATCCACGACCCAGAAGCCCTCCAGGTGGTTTCATCCAGTCAGGAAGTTTTTCAACCATACCACGAATAACTCGGGCAAAGTCAGTAGCTTCAGCACCATCTTTTGATATAATTCCTATAACAACATTGTCATAGAATGTTGTTAACCATGCTGCATACGCTTGAACTACAGTTGAAATCCCGATCTGACGGCTCTTTAGTACTAATACATATTTTTTAAGGGTAATAAGGTCAATTAGCTCTGTTTGTTTTGCATAAGGACGAAATAATACATCCTTACCGGGAAGCTCTAAATAAACGTAATTGTTACAAAAATAATTGAAACTTGCACGACATTTTAAAAACTCAGCAACATATTGATTAGCTATGTTTTTTAATTGTAATGGTTTTCTTTGTTTTGCCATACTATTCCCCTTATTATTTTGTTCTAACTTTAAGTTAGTGTCCTATTAGTTCGCATTAGATGTAACATAGCTATTGATCCCCATTCTTTTTGTCTTATAAAGTTAAGCTGGCTAGCTCTAAGGATATACATACCATTGAAATCTTTAGTTAGATCAATTTGTGTATCAAGTTTTATAGCTTCACCAACCTCCATTAGATTAAGAAGTCTCATGCTATTTTCAATTTCAACTGATATCTCAGTTATTGCGGATACACGCCTTGCATATTTTGCTCTGATAAAAGACTCACTTAGTTCATAACCGGTATGATCTTTATGAATTGATACACGACTCGATATTGGCATTGCTGCTTGGTCAAAGAACATTTTATTTCCTTTTGAGATTAATCCATATTCTTTTGAAAGAGCTTCAAGATTTGTATCAATTGTATAAAATAGTCTATCTTTTGGTTTAACAATATGCTTTATATTTGGAGCCATAAAAGCAAAAGCTGAATTTCCTTTATATGAAGTTGTAATATTCTTTCTGGTATAGAAATTTTTTCCGTCTGTACATTTTTCAATTATTTTAGTATTATCTGCTCCAAGAGGAAGTTGATAAATTACAAATTTGTTTGACGAGTTCATTTTTGCTGTCAAGTTTTTTACATACACTTTATTATCATGACTACAAAATATTGCAACCATCCCATCATAGATACCAAAAGTTCTATTTAAATACTTTAGATTTTTGTAAAGAGTACTTGAAGGAATTAGAATTTGGTCGATTTTTTCTTTATTAGCTCCCTGTGTATCAACTTTTGAAGTTGCTTGAGTTTTTGATATTAGATCATTTATAATAGATTCTATAGTCATATTATGATAAACATAGTTAACAATCCAGTTCATCGTGATAAATGCTTTTCTTGAAACACATACTACTGTGATAAGTTGTCGATCTTTTTGAATGTTTTGAGGGCTTGGGACTGATGCCTGCAATGGCATATCGGATGATAAGTACATTAGTTCAAATTCTATTTGCTCCATTATAACCGCAGGAGAGGTACCGTACAACTTACTTGTTAGTTTTAAAGGTGTTTGCCCATATATCTTTTCTAAAATAATATCATTTGGATCAGCAAAAAATTTAAGAATAAATGACTGATATGGTACATCAATTGATGTTATAATAGATACAGAATATAGGTCAGGAGTCAAATCAAGTTTTCCTATTTTTAGTTCAAATTCATATGTTTTGCTTGGACTCCAATGACTACTTGTATTTTCTGCCATCCTACCATCCCCTTTCAAGTAATTTTTATTTTGTTCCAAAAAAAACTAAACGAAAAAAAATGGGGAAAGTTTCCTCCCCATTTTCGGTTTGTGGCATTATGATTGTTGAAGTCTATCTAAGACATCATACATTCTTGTTGGGATAACAAGAACACTCTCTGCCGCATTTTCAAGAAGGCGCTTGCTGTTCAAGTTTGGCTCCAGACTACTGTATCTAGCAATCGCTAAAAACACCTGCCATGCCGATGGTAACGGGGGAGTTGCACCTTCTTGTATTGGAGGATTTAATTCATCCAAAATTGCTGCTACTCTCTCTTTACGTTTTTTACCAATTCCTTCGATTATATCAAGTACAGATAACATCTCATCTTCTGATAATGTACTGTTAAAACTTGATGTAATCATATCAGTAATGTCTTGTGTAAATACTTGCATATAAGAACCAACTGCGGCTGATAATTGAGTGGTTGAGCTTTCGATGTGAACCTGTCTCATTTCGCCCAAGGAGAAGCCGAATATGGTGCGTCCGATTTGACGCCCTATGTTATCAATAGCTATACCAAAACCAAGTGTTGCCGCTCTCGTACCGTTGTAGCTATTGTTTACAATCATAACCGGAAGTATATCTCCAGCTTGTGCAATACTTTGGCTACTTTGTAAAACAATTTCATTTCTCATTCGGCAAAAGGAATTCCAGAGGATTGTGTTTTCCTCAAGGATTGGCATGCCAACGCTTTGTATAGCATCTCTGATTCTCTGATTGACAATATCGTTTCCAATGAATTTATACATGTCGGAAACATATCCTGCATATACGAAGTCTTCTTGCGAAGCGCCCCTTGCATAGATTCCAATTAAAGAGCTTGTCATTTCATCTGTTGGATGTACCCACGAGTCGGATTGCTCAATGGGGTTTATAGGATTTAATTCACGATACACAACTGTACCATATCTATCGGTGTAGCTGTACAAACCTTTGAAAGAGCTTCTTATGTCTAGGCCCATTGCCTCTGCTCTCTCGCTAAAGGGTGTTCTCATTTAATTCTCCTTTCGGAATAACGTCATTTCCAGATACAATGAGTTTCAAGCTTTCAATGATTTTCATTTTCATTGTTTCCTGAAACATTTCCATTGATCCGTCGAAAACAGCATGGGTTATCATATTTGCGATAATGTTCAATGCACCATCCATGGTTGCATGTCCAAGCTCCCCACATTTGTTTTTCATTATGAAAAATTGATTGTCTTTATCAAGAGATATTATCATTTGAGCCTTGTATATTTTCTCATGGGACATTAGACCATTTCCAATCCTTATGTTTTTATTCCCCCCAATGTCGCAAACTCCCGATACTTTTGAATATGTAACTTCCATTTATGCCCCTTTCAATTCATAATATAATCTTGAAACCAATAAGTTTCTATCTTCATTTGTGTCTTCATATGGTGCATCAAGCATATCTAATATTTCAGGCATCATTTTTTTTCTCACTACTTTTGATTTTAAAGGTAATTCAAATGGAGATATGATTTTGAATGGTTTTGCAGTCCAATAATGTCTTATATGGCCAATCTTTGGACCAGTTAATAACATAGAAATAACTCCATAGTCTGTAAATGTCATGTATTTGAATTTTATCTTTCTGTATCTGCCGATAATGATGCCAATTTGATTTCGTGTATATTTTGCAACTGCTGGATTTCTTTTGTAATATTTTGTTTGATCTTTTTTAGTGAGAAACCATCCACGCCAATCATAATATTCCCGATGAAAAAACCCATCATTGAATTTTATTATATCACCTTTTCTGTAAGCCATTGCTGGGTTATCATCAAGATATTCTTTAACAAATCTAGTTGGGCTGTTGTTGGTATTGTGATTTCTTCCGCCAGGATATGGATGATATATATGAGCTATATAAGATCCACTAAAAGATTGTTTTACCCAAGGTAATATATCCTGCATTTTAAATCCTTTCGATGAAAGATCTTAAGTATATATCCCTCCCATCAAATTTGAAAGCTGGATGTTGAAGTTCAACTTTGAATCGGTTTTCAAGTTCCCAAAAATATTTCATTCTTTCTTGAGTCCATATTGATGCATGTGGGCAAGATGGTTCATTCAGAAGTTCAGTTGTAAGAAGAATATTTTTTGCTGCAAAATCAGAACAATTTGGATCATCACTCAATATCATTTCAGCAAGTTGTGTGTAATTTGGAACAATGACATCAACCTGACCACCTTTTTGTAATATTGTTGAAACAAGATAAATGAAATATTCAACTTGAGTAAATGTTAGATGCTCAAGGAAACGATAGATTACAACTCGATCAAATATAACGTGTGTTCTTTCCATAAACTCAATTATATCCATGTTTAAATATCGATGTTGTGTTACTCTATCACCATCAGTTACCCACTGTTTCATATGGCACTCAACTGTATCTGCTAATGTATCTGTGAAATATGATGTATCTACATTCACCACAAATTTTGACATCATTAAAGTTTCTTGACTCGACATTGGAAGCGGCTCAAACTTTCCTGCCGCAATATTTAATATTAACATTTTTTCACCTCACATTTTCGTAAACAATTGATTTTGTAAACGGCTCGATGTAAAATTTGAAATATCTTTCTCTATCAACATCATCCGTATCCATTATTTTCAAGGTCGATTGGGATACTTCAAGCTCACCATATCCTAATAAGAAAATGTTGAACTTTCCATTTTTAACTGGTATCCCAAACAACGCGGGATTTTCAGATTCAAAAAACTCATCTCTCAGTTTTTGTAATCTTGTAAATAAAGAGTTTTTATTAACATCAAGCATTAAGCAAAGTTTTCTATAGATTTCATCCATTGCTTTGTAACGAAATGCAACACCTTTGATTGTTACTTTGTTGTTACTGTCCAATGCAATATAGGATTTCCTATCAATTGAAGAAACGAATGTTCTTAATACTTGTCTTTGTTCCAATGGAATGTGACCAATATTTGTTACATGTAAAGGTCTTGTTAAAATCAAACCATCGTATTGACGTATTACGATTTCATCATCTTGAATGTTATTTATATTAATATAGTCATTGATAATCGACTTGGTGGTACCTCTTAGTAGAGATGTGATTCTTGGATTTTCTTTCATCATTTGTCCGATCATTATATTTCTTCCAATCTTATCTTCCGAATCAACATGTGAAAGATCATACCCCTTGTTTTTTAAAATGGTATAATGGCAGGCTTCGATATCATAAATCAAAACATCTCTCATAACTAATGGTAAATTTGGGTTTAGTTGCATTGGGGTATGGGGTCAGGATTTTACTCCCGACCCCAACTCCTTAGTCCAACGTGTTGATAATGACGTTATCAATCTGGAGATGATGATTGATGTCTTCGATTGTCGCCTGCCGTTCAAGCAACCAGTTAATTGCATCCTGATTGGACTCCAACCCTTCTGCCTTTGAACTTTGTTTATATCGTAACTGTAGTGCTTCACTATCCAATGCCTCGCTTAGTTTATGGCGAATGTCAGCCGGGTCTCTTGTCACGATTTCAATATTCGTGTCTTTCTTTTTCGCTCGGACAATGGCGTATGGGATCAAAGTATCGTCAACATCATTACAGAAAACTGAGATCAGTCCTGTACGAACTCCGTAGCTTTTTACAAATATACCATTTCCAAGATCGTAAATAATCCTGAACCCATTATTGTAGATCTGCATATCCATTGCAGGTCTATCAAGAACTGGGATAAGATGTGCGATATCAAATATAAAGATGCGTCTTTTTTCTGTTCCTTCTTCAGCTCCAATAGTCACAAGCAATTGTTCTGTTGGATCAACGCCTGTGATTGATACGGTTGGTTTTCTAATACTCGGAAAATTCTGGACATTCCCATCGAACCATGCTGCCAAATTTGTCATTTCAATGACATTTGGATCTGTAGTAGCTTCTTGACTCTCTGCTGCTGATATCTCGGGAATATCTAAATCAGCTTCAGAAAATATAACCACTTCTTCTGGTACTCCGTCTTTAACCATTTGAGATAAGTTGTTACTCATTAAGTTTTGTACTCCTTTGAAAATTTATTTTTTCCACTTATTGCTTTCTTCTTCGAGATCTTTTCTCCATTCCATAGGGTTAATATCAGCAAATGTTTCTAACGCGGCTCCAGCTAATACAAAGACTTTAACCAACTCTTCATATGCCCTAACAGGCGCTGATCCCTCTTTCATTTCGTCTGAGTTGAATAACCACGAAGGAAGTTCGGCGTCCCATTTTCCACAATATCCCTTTTTCGCTTTTGACAAGTATTCTTCGATAAATAAAAGAAAACTTGCAAAATTGAGAGATTTTAAATCAGAGTATTCGCCAAAGCAACACCGCTGATATTCTCTCTCTTTTTGATACACTTCAAATAATTCTCTAATATTCATACACTTCTCCTTTAATCACAAGTACCTTCTTCCGTTGAAGCCTCCCGGTACTCCTTTCCAGTTAACTGCAATCGCTTCATGCGTGTGAATTGATTCTTCATGAATACATTTTACAATCCAATCTCTAATAGGCAGTTGGTTCAATGATTGTGAGATTATACGAATAGCATCTTCAACAAACATTGGATTTTCTGCTGCGACTCTTGCAATTTCCTGCTCATCAATTCTCTTAATGACTGGATACGGGAGAGTTTTAATTTTAGATTCGACTGCTTCAATAATATCCTCTAACCATATGTAATTATTTGGATCACACTCAATTAATATGTAAGCAAACGATCTTTGGTTATGTGGATAACCTTTACTTTGATTATCAGATAAATGTCCACATAGTTCTGCTGAGCATGGACAATATGATGCATATTGAATTGTTACCCCTTGAAAGAATCTGAATATATCTCCATCTTTTTCTTGATATAACTGTCCTTCAAATTTACATTTATAATATAAGGGAAACCAATTATCTGATAAAATAGATTTTCGTATCAATGGCATTCTAAAATCAAACTTCATAAAACTTGCAGAACTTTCAACATTGGTTCTTACATCGTCGAGTATTTGTCTTATCAATACATGTTTCAATGGTAAGTCAAGATATCGTTTTAATGTCAACCCCAATCTAGACATTGAAATGCCTTTTGTTTTTTCATCAAGATTTGTTCTCATTGAAACATTTGCATTAAGTTGGTAAAATCCTCCGTTTTTAAATTCTAGTTTAAAAGGAAGTTCAATATTCTCTACTCCAACTTGCATAATTGGTATTTCAATATTTGGAGCTGAACATTGAACATCGGGTAAACATTGTTTATCTGTCATTAACAGATCCCTCCCATTTTATTATCATAGAAATGTTCATCCACTTTATCCATCCATTGTTCCCACAATCTATATAGCTTTGTACCAACATGTGGGGATATTTCATGTTCTCTATCATTTTCACAATGTGGTATAAGTGTTGCCCCATCTAAAAAATTATTATCATAAAGTGATAAACCACCGTTTTTATTGATAATGAATGTGGTGGAAGGTCTTTCATATGTAAACAAGACCTCTCCACCACATATAGGACAATATTTCTTTGTTAGATTCATATAACTAACCCCACTAGATCAAATATTAATTTATCATGCCCGACTCTCTTTAGATCGATAGTCATTCGACGCCACCCTTCCTCAAAGCCTCGTTTTAAATATACTTCATCATTATCAGTATAAAGACCATCGTTCCATTGAAGTTCAAGCATTTCGCTTATTGTTAAATCTCTCTTTTTTATGGCCATTTATCAACTATCCCTTTTGGGTCAAAGTAAAATAATTGCGGTTCTTCTTTTGCATCTTCGTGATTAATTTGACTCTCAAAGTCGCCCATTACCGATCTCATGTACTGTTCTGGCATCTCAGAATTTTTAAATCTACTAACAAGTTCTTGAAACTTAATATTTTCTGCCTCTTCTCTGATTCTTTTAGCATCTGGATATTCCTGAATATAATTATAATGTTTACCCCGGTACGTTGTTCCTGAATTAGATGTTGTGGCAAGTGAGTTATTGTAAAAGTCGTATTTATTATACCAATAGGTCATTACTGATCAATACCAATCACTGTCAAATAAGAATTTAATAACTTGACGGATTCGGGAGTTGAATCTAGATCTTTGGGTTGCTCTGATTTTTCATCAATGAATCCTCTAATATAAGCATTTTTTCGCTCAATACAATCAGACTTGGTTGTTAAGAACTCAAACAAGTTTATTGGTGCATCATGACCAATGAGACATGCAGTTTCCATTTCACCACATCTCTGGCCACCTTTGTTTTTACGACCACCCAATGGCTGGAGTGTTCGTTTTGCATATGCACCAATACCACGAGCAGCCAATTTTTCTTCTGCTATATGAACCATTCGCAAAAAGTAAATGTACCCAACCGCAATGGGATTTTTCAAATGTATTTTGGCTAATGGGTCATATATTCTTTGTTTGAAACTCGTGTGTGTATAAGACAATGCTTTTTTAATATCTTCCAACTTACATGACTCAAATGGTGGTTGAATCAATGTAAGTTCATTTATAAATTTTTCTGTTATCACTTTTGGCAACTGTGTGGCAAATTGTGTGAGATACCACTTTTCAGTTGTTTTATCAATAATGTCAATATATGCTAACAAATACTTTTTGATTTCGTTTTGATCGACTTCATCTTTAAGCAACTGAAGCATGTTAGCTTTTAAATCATAGAGCGACATTGATAATTGTAACTCAAATAATTGACCAATGTTCATTCGTGAAATGATACCCAATGGGTTAATACAAATATCTAAATGCTGTCCGTTTTCTGCCTGTGGCATTTTTTCATGAGGAACAATTCTGGAAATAACTCCTTTGTTTCCATGCCGGTTTGCAATTTTGTCTCCGACTTTTACTTTTCTGAAATGTACCCCATACATCTCAACGAGTATTCCATTGATTTTTTCTTTCTTTATTTTATATTTACCAACAAATGAAAATAGATCTAAACCGTTTTCTCTGATAAATCTATTGGCTTGATCTTTTTCTAACTTATCTTGTAATATTTTTTTAAGTATAAGTTCTTTTTCTTTCTGTCTCTCAACCGTTTCTGCTACCCAATCTCGAAACTCAGGAATGTCCTCATTCCAAGAATTTGCATAAATGTTTATTTCTGGAATAATATATGTTTTTTCAGCCTCTAATGGAATACGTTCTGGGAATACCGAATACATATCATCCATGGTTAAACTTTTCAGAATTGCGTAAGGACTTCCAGCATTTATAATTTCAAATTCTTTAGGAAGCGGTTTATACAATCCTTCTTGTAATGACAACAAGACTTTATATGGTGGAATTTCAAAAGACAAATCTTTGAAATGTACCGAGGTTAAAACGTCTTCATTGACAAGTCGATCTGATATAACAATTCCATCTTCGTAGTTGTTTCCATAGTATACCATAACACCTGTTAAAAGATTTCGTCCAAAACGAATGCTTCCATCTTTACAGAAATTACTCTCTGCTAAAATGTCTCCTGCTTTGAATTTATCTCCTGGTTTAACATAGACATTCATAAAGTCCATGTGCTCAACATATATCTTTCTGTAAGCAACATTGAATATGTCAACGTCGCCATCTGTATAAGTAACGATTAAATATTTTGAGTCAATATGGACAACCTCACCATCCTTTTTTGCTCGTTTAACAAATTGGGTGTAATCTGTATATAGATGCTCACACCCCGATTTGATCATTGGATGGTCAAACTCTCTTAATAGAATTGATTGTCTCATTTGTGAAGATGACATTTGTAGACGTGTCTGGTCGTCATGCTCCAAAAACGGAACCATCGAAACAGGTATTGATATTGGCTGTTTCTCTAAATATTCAGGCTCAAATCTTAAGTTTTCATCAAGTATGACATTTGGGATTAAATTTTGTAATACACCACAGTTATCACGGTCGGGTGTATCAACTGGACAAATTCGACCGTACATTGATGGAGTAATATCCCTTAAATGTCTTGGAATATTTTCTCTCTTGAATCCGCCCGGTCCCAGCAAACTGATTCTTGAAAGTTTTGTCAGCTCTTCAATCGGATTGATTGAAAAATCGAATTGAACAATATCAGAAACATTACACTCTGATAATATTTGAGTAGAACTGATATTAAACTTTGGATGTCTGGCAGTTCGATTTGAAAAACATAAATCAAACACAATCTTTGATAGTTTTGCAAAGATCATGTATTCAAAACATCTCACCCGTTTATTTGTGAACTCAGTATCATCAATATCACCAGCCTGCATTGCCCATAATAATTCTTCTATTAACGAATCTGTGTGTAGAAACTGTGCTGTTATGGGGTCGACCTTTGGAATCAAATCCAATGCATATATAATATCTTCCCCTTTTGATTTCGCATTATATCTTGAATAAAGTCGCCCGACTTCTAAGATAAAGTCATCTTGTGTGTATCCTGTTGATTCTCGATGAAACAGTTTCAAATCCTCAATCAACAACTCCATTAAATTGGTTTTGTCTCGAATCTGAAATGTATCAAGTGAGAATCGTTGATTCAGTACTGATGAACCATAATATGCTAGCATTATTAATGAAAGAGGAACTTTTTTACCTAAGAAACTAATATTGATGCTTGGTTCTTCTTTTTCTTTGATGATCATTAATGTTGCTACATTGGTCCTTAATTTGATAGACTCTCCCCTTGTTACAATCGGAATATCAAAAAGTTGGAACAAAGGAACTTTTTTCCTTCCATTAATCACTATATAATTGTCATTAATAATTTTCGGAATAAAGATACTTAAATCAATATTATGGGTTCCTTTTTGTAAGCGAATGACTAGAGTTTGTTTAAGAGTTTTTGATAGCTGACCCGATGAGAATCTCGAATGTCTTAAATCCACCTCTGTAATTGTGAAACCGATTTCAGTAACCGGTTGAAGTATCTGTTTTGTCAAAGTTAAAATATTTTCGTAGTCTAATCTCCTTATGGTGAAGATATTTTTATCTTCATTTTGGATTTTGAAAACCGGATTAATTATATTCATTCAATCATTTCTCCCTTTAGGATTTTGTCCATTATACCTGAATATCGACCTTCATACATAATACCCTTTAATATACTTCTCTTTGGATTTGAGAACGCCATTGCAAGAATCCAACTTTCTTGATTTGGCACACTCTGGACACTAAAGTATGATGGTTTAACCGTATCTCGATTTTCAAGCAATCTCCATTTCCGCGAGTTTTTCCACATCAATTGAGCTACAACACATTCAAAATGGACATGATGTATATCCTTATCATATACTGCAAATAAATCATGAGCAATATCTGTATATGTTTTTCCTCTGAATCTGTGTAGTAGATCTGCTACGGCTGTCAGATCTCCAATGATATCCCTTTGCTTCATTCCAGGATTTTCGTCTTCGCCTTTAATCATGGCAGACCCTGATGTATGGAATGTTCTTAGTACTAATTGTGTACCTCGTTCACCAAGGGTTTGTGCTGCAATTATTCCAACAAAACGACTGTTGATATATTTATAAAGATCTCCGTAACATGTTTTGCATAATTTGGCCGATTTACAAAGAATTGGACTTCTAATTTTTATTACTGTACCAACCAATTCTTCACAATTGTCCTTGGTTATTTTTGCTAACTCTCCGCCTTGGGACATATTTCGTCCAACAAGCATTCTTGCTTTCTTAGGAGATGTAACATTGACCTCAAGAAAATCGGTTGTACCACAATCTTCCAGATCTTCATTGATTTGTAAATTAGCACATGTAAATATAAGTTTTCTTGATAGATAACCAGATGTGCCCGTATTCAATGCAACGTCAAGCAATCCTTTTCTACATCCATTGGTTGATAAGAAAAACTCCTCTGGAGTTAGTCCTTGAACAAGACTATTTTTGATAGGAGTTGGTAAGATTTCACCATCAAAGTTTGAGATAAAACCACGAGTAAGAATCATTTGTTTCGCCTGATCCCAACTACCCCTTGCTCCAGATTCAATCATGTATGCATAAGGAAATGCTTTCTGTAATCGTTCAATTACCTCTGGACTATTTGCTGCAACCAACTGATCTCTAATTTCCGGAAGATCGTAAATTGATTTACGAATGCTGTCAGCTTCAGGAAAATCAAAATCATCTAGCGACATTGTACAGCCGAGAAGAGTTGCATATTTAAAACCAATGCGCTTTACCGCATCTAATGTTTGTGCTGTTATATGCTCCGGATATATATCTTTAATTTCATTCAATATTGAAAGGAGTTTCTTTTTGTCCACGATTTCCCTAATTTCAGGGTAATCATCCGGCAAACAATCGTTGAACAATTTGAATCCTTCTTCTTGATCTTCAAAATCTGGCGACGTAATAAAATAAATTCCGAGAATAATATCCTGACTCGGAGTTGTCGTCAATGCTTGGTTTGATGGGCTGCTTAGATTTTTTGTAATGAAGAGTTTTTCACGAATCTCTTGTTTTGCTTCTGCTGTCACCGGAATATAAACCGCCATTTGATCACCATCAAAATCTGCATTGAATGGAGGACAGACAAGAGGATGAATCTTTATGACTTTATCAAGAGTTATTTTGATATTAAAGGCCAGCATACTCAATCTGTGTAACGATGGTTGTCTGTTTAATATACAGACTTCATTTTTTGTAATTTCCTCACATATTTTATATAATGAGGGATTATTTGTTTCAATACATTTATCAACAAAATCAATTGCTTTATTCAACAATTTGAACTTGCCAATTTCGATAATTCTTTTTGCAATTGGCAATTTAAAAATTTCTAAAATCATAAGATAGGGAAGAACACATTGATCAAGACTCAATGTTGGATCTGGTGTGATAACCGCACGACCCGAGAAGTCAATACGTTTACCCAAAATGTTACCCCGGATTAACCCTTCTTTCTTTGCCATCTTTTCTAATATGCGATGGTATAGTTCATTTACATCTTTCTGTAATAACTTGAAATATGTGTAATACAGATTTTTATCGCGAAGTATTTCAATTGTTGTATCCTTCATGCTTTCTTTCTTTGTTAATATCTGGACATAATAACGATTTATTTTATCCATCAGTTGTTTACCACCAGCAGCCGCAGATGACGGTCTTAAATCTGGAGGTAATACAATTACCTGATTTATCAAGATGTTTTCGATATTATTATAAATTAAAGTCCATTCTGGAATACCTTCTTTTGCAAATTCATAGGACAAATCTTTAACTAGCTTATATATTGCTTCAGTTCGTTCCCAAAATTCAATCCCCCCTTGACGTTTATCTTGATCGGAACCAATAATATGTTCAACTCCTTCCATGTATAAATAACTCTTTTCATTTCTCATTAATTCATCAATTGCATGTTTTAAAGTCTTTCCCCCAACCTCTACAACTAGATCATAGAAAATGGGGTTGACTACAGGAATTGGGAGAATTATTTTTGCAAATTGTGTTCTCCTTACATCACTGTTAATAATGTCAACTTCGCATGTTGAACACTTTCCGCCCGATTTCGATAAGCCATAGTAGGTTCCGCACTGACATGTGTAATTTTTTATTGGTCCGAAGATTTGTTCCGAGAACAAACCTAACGGATGAAACTTTCTCTTTCCGAATACTTTTAGAGAGGTCACTTCCTCTAGATTTTCACAGAATTGTGCGTAGTCTAAAACTTTTGGCATTATCACAATCTCCTTAAATTGAAAATTTCTCTTTTACGAGATCTGCTAACTCGATAAAATGCTGTTTGACTCGTTTG